GATTGGAAGTTTGAAGTCGGCACCAAGTACAAGTTCTGATAGGAGATAAATGAAACTCAAAGCACTCGCAGCAGTTGTTGCTGCCACCCCTCTAATGGTTGCCTGCGGTAGCGCAGAGAAAACATCTTTTAGTTTGGACGGAGCAGGTGCTACCTTCCCTGCTCCACTTTATAATGCATGGTTCGCATCTTTTGCTAAAGAGACAGGAAACCAAGTAAACTACCAAGCAGTTGGTAGTGGTGCTGGTGTCCGTCAGTACACAGCCAAGACTGTTGACTTTGGTGCCAGTGATGGTGCTGTGAGTGATGCTAAGCAGAAACTGCCTATGGTTCATATTCCTATGACTGGCGGCGCTATTGTTCCTGCTTACAATATGCCTGGTTGTGATGTCAAGATGACACAGACACAACTTGCTGATGTCTTCCTTGGCAAAATTACTAACTGGTCTACCTTTGGTTGTGCCGATAAGAACATCGTTACTGTATGGCGTTCTGATGGTTCTGGAACTACCAAAGGATTCACTAACTCCCTCTCTGCCTTTTCCCCTGAATGGAAGAAGACTGTAGGCACTGGTAAAGCAGTGAAGTGGCCTGTTGGTGTTGGTGGTAAAGGTAACAGTGGTGTTGCTGCTACTATCAAGAACCAACCAGGTTCTATTGGTTATCTTAACTATGGTTATGTGAACGGTGGTAAGTTCCAACAGGTTGCTTTGCAAAACAAGGCAGGTAACTTTGTGAAAGCAAACAGCGAAACCTCCGCTGCAGGGCTTGCCAAGATCGTTCTGGACGATAAACTTCGTGGGGCAGATCCTAACCCTGCAGGTGCCAATGCTTATCCCATTGTGTCCCTGACATGGATCCTTGCCTATCCTGAGTCCGCTCCTGGAGTTAAGGAAACTCTTCGTTATATGTTGAGTGAGAAGTCGCAAGGTATTTCAGATTCTCTGGGATATGTACCTCTCCCAGAGTCTCTTCGACAGAAATCTCTTGCTGCTGTTGACTCTCTCAACTGACAACTAAGTAATAATTACTACAAAGAGGGCCTTGACAGGCCCTCTTTTTTTCTATATAATATGTAAAGATTTACAACATTAAGTAAATGACTGTAACGACTAATGAGTTCGGGCAACAGAATCTCTTTGCTAAAGAACCCCAAATGGTTGTAGAATCATACAATCGCAAGGGTCTAGAGTCCCCCCAGCAATACGCAGAGACCTACAATGGTCGCTGGGCAATGATGGGTATCGTCTCTGGATTCATCTCCTATGCAATCACTGGTAAATTCTTCTTCGGTATCTTCTGATGACCGCAGCATTGTTTACCGCAACTTCGGTTGCATTCTTTGTACTTCTGTCCTATTCCGTAGAACAACTTTCTGAGACTTACTGATGCCTGACATTGCCGAACTTCTGACTTATTATGTGATTGCGAGTCTCCTGTTCGTAGGAGCACCAGCAGTTTTCTTTCTGATTGCCTTTATGCCAGCCCTTCAAAATACTAAGGGCCGTATGGTAGGATACAAGGACCATAAAACCTATGGTAATTCTACTATATACGAAGTCAACAGAACTATTTGATATGCCAGACCCAGATGCACTTTGGAAGGATATTCAGAAACTCGACGATATGTACGAAGAGTTGCTTTGGCATCCTGACGACGAACTACAATTCACACACGATGGCAAACGAGTCATCATTATTAATAAAACACTAGAGGAACAAGAAAATGTTTAATGAAACAGCAGAAAAACTGAATGGACGTGCAGCGATGGTCGGTTTCGTCGCCGCTGTTGGATCCTATCTCGCAACAGGTCAAGTCATCCCAGGCGTATGGTGAGCGACATGTTACTCATAGCAGCTTCCATGATAGGAGGGTTTATTTTTGCCGCCCTATTGACTGATGGAAATGTTGATGATGACGATGACATGAGTGGTGGGATGATGCAACCTGTGTATGCACCTCCCTCCGCTTGACAGACACAACTGAATACGCTATAATTTGGGGGTACTACGAGACCCCTTTTTAATGTTCGGACGGATCACTGCTTTTGCTTCTGTAGCACTTATCAGTGCTTCTTGTGCCACCAAGGCCGTGGAAAAAAATGTTGTAAATATTCCAACTCCCACTTGGAAATGTGAGGACTGTACTCCCGCAGAACAATATGTTCTTTCTGAACTTCAAGAACACACTAGAATCACGGATAGAAATGCCCTGGCAACAATTCTTGGTAATATTAAATCAGAAAGTAACTTCCATTCCAACATTTGCGAGGGAGGGGCTAGAGTTCCTTACTCTGATTGCCATCGGGGTGGGTACGGACTCATTCAGTGGACCACTGAGAAGCGTTATCTGGGGTTAGGTCTGTTCTGCCAGAAGTACAACTGTGACCCTAGCAGTCTGCAGGGTCAGACACGTTATATGATTAACGAAAGTCACTTCCAGAAAGTTCTTCCAGAATTTGAGGGCAGTGGTAAAACTGTCCAGCAATACATGATTCCCGCCTATCGTTGGTTAGGATGGGGTATCAAGGGAAACCGAGAGGTCTTCTCTTATAACTATTCAAAGAAGCTTGTTCTCGCATGATCGCAACACTTACATCTGCCCTGAAGGGTATTTTTGGCCTCAATAAAAAGATTTCCGAACAAGAAATTGAATGTGCTATTGATGAAAATATTATTGATTGCACGGAGATGGAAGAAGAACCTTATACAGGTATTCCAGCACCTGTATATTTAAAAGATGATGAGTGGTTTGGTTCTGTTCCCGAATACACTGAAAATCAAAAAGACTACATGGTACAGGAAACTGAGATCAAACGCCAAGAGTTTGAAAAAAGTTTTTCTGTTGAATCTGAAAACATCCATCAAGAGATGTATGATCTGGCAACCAAGAGTGGTGCCACAACTGTTCAACTTGATCCCATTGGTGGATCCGAAAACTT